CATACGCAAAAAAGACCGCATAGGAACCCCCGCCCCATATTCATGCGATGCTCCGACTTCGAGTATTGTTTTACCTGAACTATATACTTCACTTCCGACGTTCTCCCTAGGTAGCCCTACCGCAACATATCTCTTTGATGCTTCCTGTAGATTTTTTAGATAGCTAGTCGTTTGCTCCAAAGCTTTTTCGGGTTTCAAACAAAAAGCCCCCCGCGAGTATGCATTGTCAAAAGCAGATATCTCATGCCATATTTTGTTGATCTAAACCAAAGTCCACGCTCGCTTTTTGTAGCTAATCCATAACTCACTGATACACTACCAACGCTTTTAGAGGTCTCATCTTTTAAAGCGCCACTACCTGCCGATGTCTCTTGTGTAAGCATATGTGCTAATAAATTTAAAATGATCTCAACTCCGCAATCTTCGTACAATCCGCCGTAGAAACAAGGGTAAATTTCTATTTGCGCAGGAAGGTATGTATCGACTTCTGTCGTATCGAATTCGGGGAACCGAGTTTTAAAATCATCAATAACTGTCATTAATCTATTACCTTAAACTTACCGATCTCAACGTGATGAAAAACACGCTTCATGAGATATTCATCTGATAGTTGATCTTCTGATAGCGCTAAAATCTCCATAGAATTTATTGCGAATCTTCCGATCTCGTACCTGTTCGGAGAGACGTTTTTAATCTTGTAAAGTTTAGCTTCGGGGATTTCATTATCTTCTCTTGCTTCTTGTTTTTCAACAACTGCGGGAACGACAATAGTGCGGTCATCATTGCTGACAACCACACCATTAATTTTCCGCTGAAGCTTTTTAGCTCCCCATCGCCGATCAAATTTTATTCCTTTCGCCGTTGCTTCGCTCTGCAATTCTTCAATGGTTTTTTTCATCCTACAGCCCTGTGAGGATTCTGCCACCAGTGTCTTCTAAGATATCAAGCCCTGCAATCCTATATTTGCTATCGCATTTGTAGTCAAAGCTACCGTTTTTGATGATCTCGCCAACGGTAAGAGGAACAGGTATTCTCATCTTCATGACTTGATCGCTTGTGCTAAATGCAACTGTTACTGACGTTGCACTAACGCTTTCAGCTCTGAAAGTGCTTGAAAATGTTACTGAAGGGAAGTTTTCAGTCAACGCAGCCATTACCGTTCTGAATCCGCTAGCAGTGTTGAGTATTTTTGTGCTCAAAACATTGCTGATGGTGACTGGTAAAATTACTCGATCAGCCATGTACCCTGGAGTATTATTAACAGCACCCCACTGGTCTGTTATAAGCCCTGCAACTGCGTCATACATCTCTTGATTTGTAAGAGTCGCGATTAATCCAGAAGCAGCGCTAGAGGTAAAACTTGCGTAGTTCAAAAGACCAGTCGAGGAAGCAATATCGGGAATCCCGATAAATCCTGCTTCATCTACTTCGCGCTGGTAAATCTTGTTAGTTGCTTCGATATACTTACTAATCAAGTTAACATTTGCAAGACTAGCTTCGTTGACATCATCATCGCTCCAGATCGAAAAAGCTTCACGAACTGAAACTTTCAGGTAGGAATCTTCGCCGTATAAGCTAATTTTCCCTTTGTCTGATGCAGCATCTCCAGATGTCGTGAACTCACCCTGCTCAACGATCCTTAAAGATTGTATGCGCCTAGCGTATCCGCCAGTATTATCGACCGTCACACCAGAATTCATGAAAGAAAGTTCAGGGTAAAGCTTCTCAAAAATCTTTGGGTCAACTTGTGTTAAGTAACGATCTAATACAACACCTGCGGCGGCATCTGTAAAACCAGTTTTCTTTCCAGATTTTAGAAAATCTTCAAAAGAATTAAGGTTATATAAATTTTTAATTTTCATTTTTCAAATCCTCTAAAGTTAAGATAGAACTACGCCATCGTTAGCAATCACGCGCCAGACCAGAGCGCCTGCGACTTGTGCAGCTTCAAGTTTTATGTACTCCCCTGCTGTATCAAAAGTCATAATAGTATTCCCTGCAACGTTAATCCCTGCTGCACATGTTACCGCAAGATCTCCAGCATCGACATCAAAAGACAAGAGCAATGTTGTTCCCGCAAGAGAAGGGATTGCTAGAGTTCTTGTATCTACAACACCAGTCGATGTCAACGCTATAGTAGCGGATTTTGTAACAGGTAAAGCACCCGCATCGCTCGGATCAGCGACCGCAACAGCAATCTTTGGATATATTTCTGCAAGAGCAGCTTCGACTTCAATCGCTGAAGTAAAGGCTCCCGAATCGAGAAGGCTTATAGCAGAAGCGGCATGAGCGCCAACGGCATCGCCGATGTGGTCTGCAATATCGCCAGGAGGCGGTGCAAGATAAATCAACCAAGTATCTGTTTTAATTTCCATGATAAATTCGCCGTTAACAGCAACATCGGTATTAGTCGCTGTAGCAAGACCGTCATGAGCATCGCCATCGTTGGAAACGTAGACGCGTCCGAGAGCCGCAGGGCTTTCGTCAGTTTTTACTGCAACGGTGCAGAGTCCTGAACGCAGATAAGAAATCTGATTATAAATGTCAGAATCTATTGCTTGCCCCGATTCCAAATCCATCGAAACGCTGCGTAATACAACACCCGCTAAACTTGGAGTAGCAGAGCCGTCAAGCAAATCAATGCTCGCGGTATCGAGTTTTGCAAATCGACCTACAATAAGTCCATCTTCAAAAACTGTGGAAGAAAGTTCGACGTTGCTTTTGCCGTAGCGCTCACCTGCGCCCACGCCTGCAATATCATTAAGAGTACCAGTGCCGAATGCCATAATTATAGCTCCTTATCTGCGATTTCGTCCAAAATATGGACAGTTTTATGATCACCGAATTTTTTATATTCAGCGGTTTTTTTCAACAATTTGAATGCTAGAGGAAGTTCAACATCAGAAAAAGCTTCGTTTGACTCTGTAGATAAAGCATCTTTCATTATCTGTTCTGATTTCTTGTCTTTAAAATCGTAGGATTCATCAAGAAAATTACGCGCTTTATCAACTACTTGAGCGTATTGCTTGACAGCTTCATCAGCGAATTTTTGAGATTTCTCTTTCAATGCGATTCTGAAATCAGCATCGGAAAACTTAGGCTTTTCTTCGTCTTTTTCTTCTTCTTTGCCTTCGGTTTCTTCGTCCGTTGTTTCAACTTTTGGGATAGTTTCACCTTTTTCAGGAGGCGTTTCTTCGTCTTCTACGGCAACTTCCTTAACTGTAGCCATGCCTATAATTTCTTGTAATGAAGGCATTATTTTCTGCAGATCTTCGAGGGATAACATTTTGATAGCCTCGGGAAGTGATGTTGCTATTTCGACAACTTGCTCAAGACTAACTTGTCCTTCTGCGTCAACAAAAGCTTTATGATATACCATTTCTTTTTGCTCCTTTTTTTTAAAATCTGGTTTCCGATCTAAGAAACTGCACAATTCTCCGCATCGCCCTGTCGAAACCGCAGCAAGATGATGAGGGACTAGATTAATTTGTTCAAAATCAAATTCGTCGTGTGGAACAAGATCACCGAAATATCCTAGAGATAGCTGTGACTTCTTTTGCAACGTAAGAGATAATTCGTCGTTCATTGAAAGCTTGTTTTTTATCGCAACGCGTGTTCTAGTACTTGCGTCTATAGAGTCAATCATTGACGCGTCAACAACAACGCTCCCAGTGTCGGGCGCAGGCTCATCGAGGCTTACATGCTCGTCAGTTAAAGGTATTCCGAGCATCTGAACCGCGGCGTTTGCAATTGTCGCAGGAGAACGGTAAACAGTAAAAATCTTGTCATAAGGCTCGATCATCAGTTCCGATCCTTCATATTCAATGACACCGTCGCGAACGCTTATAGCCGTTTTCGCTGCGGGACTATAAATTGCAATGTCTTTGAATTTTTTTAGCAGAAAAGAACTCATCATGAACCTTATTTCTTTTTTTTTAAAAATTACACCATTAGTTTTTACGCGTCAACATTTAATTTAAACTACTTTCCGCCATTGAATACTCGCTGAACATGAAACGTTACCCGCAAAAGGCATAGCAACAATAGTTATAATATCGCCGACGTTAGTTTCTGTGTCAAATTCAAGTCCGAGCCGTCCGAGTAAATTATCACGTCCGACCATTTTTGAGACGCCCCCAGACATAACGACAAACCCAGAAGCCACACGAGTTCCGCCAGTTATGGCTGTAGCTGAAATATCAGCTTCAGCTCCTGCGCTTGAACCTGCACTAGCAAAAGATGCACCAGTAAGCGTTGCGTTTATCATTACTTCAAAATAAGTATTTCCGCCTGCAAAAATATCAACTTCAAGCGGTACGATCAAAGCTCCTGTTGTTTTAGCTCTAAGAGATAAGATAGGAAGCCCCGTATCTGGCACGGTTCTAAGCGTCGTCCCGTTACTGCAAGAGTAAATTGCAGCAGCCGTTTCTGCGATAATATCAGAATTGCTATCACTATCAGACAATAAATCCACGATATTAACGGCACTACCGTCTTCCTTAATCATTCGACCTGTAGTAGGCTGTTGCTCTATAAGAGCTGTACTCCATTTCATTTCTTTGACCTCATTTTTATTTTGTTAATCTTCAGGTAAAATAAGTAAGCTAGTACAACGACAATTTATATCAACACCTGGCAACAATGTTTTTTTATCACAAGAGCTATATAATCCTTTATCTAAATCAAACTCTTTGCCGTCCCTCACGGCATGGCATCTTCGGACTCTTTCGTCGGAACTTGTTTGCCATATCGCTTTTTCAATCCCAAGCTTTTGCGCTCTAGCTTTTGTGAGAAGGCTGTTGAACGTCGCTATTTGAGTTCTCGCGATAAGCTTCGCATTGTTCTTTTTTTTGTACCCTGTGAGTTCTAGCTCACTCATCACGTCTTCTAACGACCCGCCGAGCGACATTACACGCAAGCTATTAGCAATATATACTTCCAGAGTTTCGTCTCTAAGTTTTTTAACGTATTGTTCGGTTTCGAGTCTATATGCGTTTATCGTTGACGAAAGACCTTCATTTTTTATCAGCTCTGCTGTGTCTATTCCTATTGTCTCTTCAATCTTTCCGTACAACAGAGTTTTGTTACGTCGGTCGATTCTTCCAGTTATTTCTTTTACCATAACTTCTATTCTATCATTACTATACTGTGCAAGTAATTTTTTCTTTACTGCTTTTGTTAGTTTTAGAAATATCGTTGCAAAATTACCGACTTGAGCGTCTGCGAATTTATCAACGGTCTTTTTTGTCATTTCACCAAAGACCTGATTTTTAAATCTAGTGGAAAACTGGTCTATCATCTGAATCATCAGCGATGAGAATTCCCGCATTTCTGTAAGCGATGGTATAGGCGTTTTTATCAGTTTTTTTCTACTCATTTCTTTTCGACTGCTTCGTTTTCACTTGCTACGTTTTCAACTTCTTCTTTAGCTTCGGGAAAAAACTTTGAGAATTTATCTCTAACAACAACGGCATTTTCTTCAAGATACTTCCCATGGTCTTCGCCGATGTTATATAGTGCAATAGCGTTTTGTATTACTAACGATTCGAATTTTATGCGCTCATCAGGTGTTCTTCCTTGATTATCTTTAAACGAAACCTTCCCTAGCCCGATTTTTGCAAAAAGCTCGTTGATGGGATCTTCGAGATAATCAGCTTGCAGAACCTCTACTGTATCCTGAAATATCCGCATCTCGTTGTCGCCAGTAGA